CAACCACGGAGTATAGAGTGTTTTTTACTTCCTCTCAAAACTCTGCTTGGACAGATGTGGCTACAGTTCTTAGGATGGCTCCCGCAACACTGCGCCCTGTAAATTATGTTACGGGCACACAATTCGTTAAATTTGAGGCATATACGCACGAGGAATGCTCTACCTTATCTAATTATCAACCTAGATTGCTTACTATTATGCAACGATTGATAGAAGTATTCAATGGTGCAGATATTGACGGTATTGGTAGATTATTTTTTGATTATAATGCTACAAATGGTGCTGCGAGATTAACAGGCGTAAATGTAGGAGATGCTACGTTTAGAGGATATGAATTAATTATGGGTAATAAAGTGTTAGGGTAATTATGAATGAATATTTAGCAAAAAAATATAATGTTGTTAATGACGTATTTGGTTTTCCTCAAGAGTATAAAGGATTGTTGTTATACCCTTTAATACTCAAGAATTATAATATTATATCGTTATTTAATAAATATATGACTTATCCTAAACATACTGTTCCTATCAAGGAAGTATTAAAAATGAGTTATATCCGTTTTATTATTGGATTATTTTCCATGGATGCAACAACCGATGTTGAAAAAGATTTAATAATGCTTCTTGAGACGATCACTAAAAAAGAAGTTATATTCAATAAATTTTATCCAGATATGCCTATATTGATTGAGGATAAGGATAATTTTACTGGAACTATTCTTATTGATGGGATTAGTATTAATGAAAGCGAATTTGATGAATTGCGTGAAATAATTTTAGAGCAAAACGGATTATCTATTGACTGGGTAAATGAGTACCATCCCGAAATGGAACATCATCTTGCTAAGATGATGTCAGAAAATCATTTTAGTATAGAGGATCAAATCATGATATGTGTTGCACTAATGCATAAAGATCCAAAAGAAATATCTGAGTGGACGATGTATCAGATGCAGCACATATTTGATAGATTGGTTACATTAAAGCAATTTGAAATATTTAGACCCATGGTAGATAAAGATTCTATCAAACAACTTAAAAATTATATTTACCATTATACTAAAAAAGGTAGATATGATGATATTAAAATCTCTGAAGAAGCATTTAGAGAAAAATATAAAGACCTATAAAAAAAACAAAAAGGAGAAAAATAACTTATGGCGAATAATTTTCTTGTTTCAGTTGCTAGAGCGGTTTTACGAGACCCCACAACTTTAGCCGGTATTGGCTATGGTACTGCAAATATTGATTCTGCACTTAATATTACCACACAGGAAACCGAGGTAAGAGGCGGTATCAATAACCCTTTGCTTTTCAAATATATTCACGATAGAAAAGTTGATGTAAAAATCACAGATGCTACTTTTAGTCCCACCATTCTTTCTTTAAATGCTGGCACTAGTGTTTTGAATGGTAGTGTAACAGCAGTAAAAACCGATTGTTTAACTTTGTCGGCTAGTGGTAGTGCGACATTGAATAGTACTCCTACAAGTACCAATGTTGAAGTATTCTTGCCAAACGGCACAATTCAAACGGTTACTCCTACTGGAAGCAATATTACTGTTTCTGGCGGTGCTAATCAGACTGTCACCGCTATTTATGACTATACTTCCGCATTGACTGACCAGGTTACTATTGAAACCACCAAGCCACCTTCAGTAGTTGATTTGACGCTTATTGCTGAAGTTCGAGATAGTTCAAACGTTATTCAGTATTATCTGCAAATTCATGTTCCGAAATTCCAGATTAACGGCAATTACAATCTCGCTCTTGCTGCCAATGGTGTTTCTACTCAGGCGCTTGAGGGCAGTTCGCTTGCGGTTACTTCTTCAGATTGTACAACTGGAGATTACTATGCAAAAGTGACTTGGATTCCTAATTCTTCAGAAGCCATTCCCGTCACTTCTATTGCCTTGTACCCTGCAATGACCTTTTCTGTTGCTGCCGGATTGCCTGCTAGTAAGCAATTGACTTTATATGGACTAAGAGGTGGCTTGAATGGCAATGTGATATTGACTACATCTGCGTCTTACCATATTACATCTGGATCAACCGGTCTTGCCGCCTACTTCAATGTGGGTGCAAATACCGGACTGGTTACCGCTGGGTCAAGTGTCGCCGCTGGATGGAACGCGATTGTCACAGCTTGCTACACTGATGCCACTTTGGGCACATTGACTGACGTTACTACGATTACTGCTACAGCATAATCTCTAGGCATTGTTATCTATAGGGAGGGCGAAAGTCCTCCCTATATTTTAGAAAAGGAGATCATTGCCTATGGATTCATATATTTTTAAAACAATATTAGATATTAGTGGTATCGCTGTAATGCTAGGAATATTAGTATTTTTTGGATTATCGGGATTTTATAACTTTATGTGGCTGAAAAAATCAAATTGGGAATCTTATTCTTGGATAAAGATAGGATATTTTATTGTTAGTATTATTTGGATTGCGATATACAGTTATACTTTGTTGAAAATAATTTTCAGTAACCCGATTGATACAAACTTTTTTGGTATTATTATTGTGAGGCCATCAGTATTACTTACAGGAATAACTTTTGCCTTTTCTTCTAGATCACGATACTATTCATTGCTCAAGGGAGGTAAGGAATGTCAGAGTCTACGCAGGAATTAATGAAATGGATTATTCCTTTGATTATTACCAATGGAGTAATGTTAGTAGGATCAATTATTGGCTGGATACTACAAGGGAAAAAAAGTAAAAAAGAATTACGCAATTCAGACCTATCTGCTGGTCAGATGGCTATTGATACTACCGCTGATGCTTTAGCAATATCAAAAGCCGCCGCCGCTCAAGTTAAAGAGGTTAGGGAAGAACTTAGAAAAAGTTGTGCCCATTATGAGCGCGAGATCGAAGCATTAAGAATGGAAATAGATGAACTTCGCTATGAGAATGAAGAAAAAGATGCCATGATAGAAGCCTTAAAAAGATGGGCAGAAAAGCTTGTTAGTCAAGTTAAACAGCACACTAATATTGCCCCTGCATATTTCGTTCCTCCTATTACAGTAAAAAAAAATAAAAATTATTTAGGATAAGAAATGGAAAAAATACAATTAAATATTCCAGAAATTAAATGGATTGAATTTGATTTTAATGGACAAAGAATTAAAGTTAAGCCTTATGCTGATTTGAATGATAAGCGATTGATTTTATCTACAATGATGGAATCTAAAGATAGCGGCAAAGTAGATAATTTTATCGGAAGCCAGATAGGTTTGATGTTATCTATTATTGACACGATGACCAATATTGAAATTAAAGATTTAGACATTGACAAGGCTGTCGTATCTGGCTTATGGAATGTAATTAAGCAGAATATCAAAAACTATGCTGAAATTTACCCTAGTTATAAAGAAATTAGAGAATCTGAACAGTTATCTGCTAGACTATCTGGGGTAGTAGCAAAAGCGGAAATATTCATTGATAAGATTTCTCAGATTGATTTTTCAGATAAAAGTATCAAGAAGATGACAAAAGAACTGTCTGAAGGATTATCCAAATTATCTACTGTGTATCCTACCGTTCAACCTCCTACCACATAAAATTGGAATTTCATTGGGTAAATAATGTCAAAAAAATTTTGTAATTATGCCAAAAGACCTTGCCCTGATTGTGGAGCTAAGTTATTGGTGGAAGAAATTCGTAAGGACGAGAATGGTGTTTCTTATGTAGAAAAATTTGAGATCTGTGATGAGTGTGGGTATAATCATAATATTACAGATAAAAGGAATAGGAACACCAAGATTGAAATAGAAGAATAGGAGGTTACATGCCTGCTATTACTAATGATGCTATGCTGATACAAATACTTGGTGATGCTATGTCTAGAGTTATTGATGATTTAAAACAAGATTTTGTTGAAATCATCAAAAAATCGATCGAAGAAAATGTTTATAATCCTTATCCAGAAGGCCCAAATTATGACCGTCTATATGAAAATGGGGGATTTCTTGGTGCTTGGACTGCCGATGAGACTAAACGATTTGGCAATATGATAACTGCGAGAGTCGATATGAACCCTGAATTGCTGGCTCCTCCAGGTGATGGGCATCATCACGGTAATCCGTATGTTGATAGGCGCAATGAAATGGATAGAATAATCATGGAAGGTACAGATTGGGATATTGGTGGTGCAGCTAGGATTCCTCGTGACTATTGGACATTTGTAGAGCAGTGGATAGAAACAGGTCAAGCAGACTGGTATTTAGAACGTGCCATGACTAAACATGGTATTTGTTTTCAAAGAATATTATAAAAATATAAAGGAGATTTATAATGGAAGTGTTTGTTCAATATTTGTGGACATTACTACAAAACATTTTAGGTTATGTGTTACCGATTTTGGCAACTCAGGTTGCTATTTTGCTTGGTGCATGGATTGTAAAAGTTTTTGGTGATTTGAAGGCTAAACTTTCCGCAGACCAATTGGTCATGTTACAAACCGCGGTAAAAATCGCTGTGCAAGCTGCCGAACAATTAAAACTAAAAGATGCTGCTATTGACAAGAAAAATGAAGCATTGAAAATTGCTCAAAACTATCTTGATGCGCATAAAGTTAAAATTGACTTGGCTACTTTGGATGCTGCAATTGAAGCTGCTGTATTTGAAAATTTCAACGCTGCAAAATAAGAGTCGAGTAAAAAGGCAGGATTATTAATTTAATCCTGCCTATCTTTTTACGATGGAAAGTGAGGATTTATGCAAGAAAAATTAATTGTAATAGACAATAGCGTCTTACAAGAATATTACGTGTATTATTTTGATAAATATCCAAAAAGGAAAAAGGCTCCAGTAGAAAAACCGTTTCCGATATCGCTAAATCGCTTTATTGCCATGAAGAGAATGCAGCAAAATGATATGAAACAAAAATATAAAGAATTCTCTGTTTGGCTTGCAAGTTATTATAAAATTGCAAATCTAAAATTAGACAAAGCGAAGATGATATATCAATTTTATTTTTCAGATCATAGGCGTAGGGATATGGACAACTTGATGTTAAGCCCAAAGTTTTTTCAGGATGGATTTGTTGAAGCAAATGTTCTCGTAGATGATAGTGGTGATATTTTAGAAATAGAATTTGGAAGTTTTAAATATGATAAAAATAATCCGAGAGTTGAAATAATTTTAAGGTGGGAATAATGGCTAGAGAAGAAATGCATAGAAAAGAAAAAATTTGTGGTATATATTGTATTGAGAATTTAATTAATGAAAAGAAATATATTGGACAATCTACTGATATTTATACAAGATGGCAAGGTCATATAAATTGGTTAAAACGTGAAGATACAAGATATGAAAAGAATCCCCATTTAATATATCCGCATTTAAAAAATACGGAATAGGAAACTTCTCTTTTTATGTATTAGAAGAATGTGAAAAAGATATTAATATTTTAAACGAAAGAGAAGTATATTTTATCAATAAATATAATTCAAATAATCCAGAAAAAGGGTATAATCTTACTAGTGGTGGCGGAGGCGTTTCTGGATATACTCACAATGAAGAGCGTAGAAGAAAAATAAGTGAAAATACACCAAAAATGAATGGCGAAAAACATCCATTCTTTGGGAAACATTGGGATGATGAGATGAAAGAACATTTAAGAACGCTTTTATCTAGAGAGAATAGCCCTGTATTTGGGACTAAACATCCCAATAGCATATCAAAATATTATGGGGTTGGCATTCACCATAATAATACAACAAAATATGATACAGAATATTCGTATATTTATTGGAGAGCAAGACTTAGAGTTGATAAAAAAGATATATTAATTGGGTATTTTAAAACTGAAATTGAAGCAGCTATTGCGTATGACGATTATGTAGTAGACCATAAATTAAAAAATCCATTGAATTTTCCAGAAAATTATATAGATATGGCTTAGGAGAAAATAATAAAATGATTGAAAAATTAGAACCAGTCACTAATGAACAGTGGCTTTTGGTGAATAAAGAGAACAGAGAAATTGTTAAAGATTTTCTTGAACAATCAACACAATTATCACCTTATACTTTAGGACAATATGAATCTGCCTTAAAAATATATTTTTGGTTTATAAAAGAAAACTGTGATGATAGGGCGTTTTATGATATTAAGGCAAGGGATTTTTTAAAATATCAGAACTTCTTAGTAAATAGGGGGTTGTCCTCATCTGCCATTAAGTTAAAAAGAAGTGTGGTTTCAAGTCTTAATGAATATATTTTATTATATTATGAGGATGAATATAAAACGTTCAAGAACTACATATCGAAAAAGATCCCAAATCCGCCTTCTGCTTTTGTGAATAAAAAAGAACCTTTAACCTTGGCGGAATATAAAAATCTTTGTGAAAAACTAGAGGAAAAGGAATTGTGGCAGCAATTAGCATATCTTAAATTTTCTTTTTCTACTAGTGCTCGTAGAAATGAAGTTAGACAACTTTTAAAAAATGTTGTTGATTCTGAACCATTGGTTAAAGATGTAGAAATAAGAGATAAAGAAGGAAATAAACAAATTGTACAATCTGTGTCCTATTTATCGGGCGATATTAGGTGCAAAGGCAAGGGTAAGGCTGGATTAGTTAGAAAACTTCAATTTGACCAATCTACTATGGATGCTATCAAGAAATGGCTAGAAATTCGTGGTGAAGATGATTGCCCTTATGTGTTTGTAACTAAAAGCGGGAAAAACATAAAACAAATTGCATTAGAAACTCCTAATTTGTGGTGTGATGAAATATTTGAGCCTATTGTTGGAAGAAGGGTTCACCCACATTTGCTAAGAGAGTCAAGAGCGACATCGCTAGTAGTTGAGTTGGGCAAGGATATTTCCGTAGCACAAAAACTACTTGGGCACAAGAGTTCCCAGACGACTGAAATTTATGTGATCAGGCAGGATGAAAACGCTTCAGATGAAGCTTTCCTAGACTAACCAAAACAATCATAATTAAAATATATTTGCGCCAAAATCGCAGAGAGGAGGATTATATTGAATGAGTGAATATTATGCTCTAATTAAGGCAAAACTTGAGGGCAATCTTCAAGCAGAAATAAATAAACAAAAATATACTGTTCCTCTTAAAATAGATGCGAATAAACTAAAAACTCAAGTTGGGCAATTAGAAAATCAACTCAATAGATTGAAAATCGCTAACAAAGATGCTTTTGCAAATTCTGATGCTGTTAAAAGCCAACTTGCTAATGTGATGCAACTTCAAGAAGGCGTAAAAAATAATACCGTATCTTTGGGTGAATACAAGGTAGGGTATGGAGAACTAAATAACGAAGTTCTAAGGTATAATAAAAATTCCAGTGCTGTAATTCAAAATACTGATAATATAGGGACTAGTTTTCAAAAAGTTCTTATCAAAATTACTCAGTGGGGTGTTGCTACCACTTTAATTTATGGGAGTTTGCGCCAACTAAAATTGGGAATTCAGTATGTTGAAGATTTGAATAAAGCGATGACCAATATTGGTCTTGTGACAGGCCAAATGACATCAGAATTATCGGGTATGGCATCTGAATTTAATAGCATGGCAAAAGAACTGGGTGCTACTACTCTAGATATGGCAGAAGGTGCTACAGAATGGATTAGAGCGGGCAAGACCGAACTAGAAACAATGGAATTATTGAAAAATAGCACAATGCTTGCCAAGTTGGGTAATCTTGAAGCATCTGATTCTACCACAAAATTAACAGCTATTACAAATGCCTACAATGTATCGGCACGAGATAGCATTAGTATAATTGATATGTTAATTGGATTAGATAATGCTTTTGCTACTTCGACAGGCGAAATTGCGGATGCCATGGAAGAGTCTTCTTCGATGGCAAAACAAGCGGGAGTCAATTATCAAGATCTTGCTTCATACATAACAGTTGTAAGTTCGGTTACTCGTCAAAGTGGCGATACTATAGGCAATGCGATGAAATCAATTTTGGCACGTATGGTGCAAGTCAAAGCGGGTGCTGATTTTGATGAAGAAGGCGAAAGTATCAACAACGTTGAAAAAGTATTATTGAAATATGGGATTACCCTTCGTGATACCAACAATTCCTTTAGAGATATGTCAGACGTATTATCTGATGCTGCCGAAAAATATAATGAACTTGGTGTTGCAAATAATACTGTAGCACAAGGGCAAATTACAAGTGCTCTTGCTGGTCTTCGGCAAGCCAACTATCTCGCCGCCCTTTTCCAAAATTGGGATAAAGTAACTCAAGCTCAAGGAATAGCTACAAATAGTGCGGGTTTAGCGGCAGAACGATATGAAATATATCTCCAATCCCTAGAAGCCGCTAGTAACAACCTCAAATCTTCATGGGAAAAGTTATGGATGGAGTCTATCTCAGAAGAAGCAATCTCGAATATTATAAATGGACTATCTAAAATTCTTGATTTTATAAGTGGAACGGGAGGGCTTATTCCCTCTATTGCTCTTTTGGGGGGCGCATTTCTTGTATGGAAAGATATAGCAATTGGTGTTTCTGCCGTTAATGGGATAGTTTCATTATCGTTTGACTCGTTGCTTGGCCCTATAGGATTAGTTATTGCCGCCATTGGTGGTTTGATTATGATAATTAATGCTATAGATACCCCCGCTGAAAAAGTAGCAAAATTAAATTCAGAGATATCTGAACTAGATTCAACCATATCTAATCTTGAGTCCAAAAAAGAAACAATAGCGTCTTTAAGCCAAGAATTTTTAGATCTAAAAGATAACACAAATAAGTCTATTGAAGAACAAAAACGGTTTAACCAACTTCAAAATGATTTAAAAGATATTCTTCCTACTATTGCTGGATATTATGATCAATCTGGCAATTTTGTTATTACGGATGAAGCATTAGTAAGTAATCAAGCATATTTGGATTTATTAATTCAGCAAATAGATGCCCAAAAAGCATTACGTAGTCTTGCTCTATCTGAAGAAATTGGCGCTACAATAAAAGGGTTTGGAAAAGAATCTTCTACCATAGGGAAACAAGCTGAATTACTTAACAAAATATCTATGTACAAATCCATGGGTGAGGCTGGAGGATATGAGGCTGGCAGGTATTTATCGTTAGATGAAGATAAAATAAAAGAATCGCTAGAAAAGGCAAAACTCGCACAAGCAGAATATATTCAATGGGCTATTGATAATTGGGAATATTTTAGTGATGCGGACAAAAAATTAATTGAAGAATCTGGCGAGTTCGGCGAGCAGATTGCTGATATTATGTCTGGCGTGGCTGACTCTATTGATGCCCCAGAAATTTCAGATAAAATTGAAGAAGTTTCAGGCGCTATGGAGTCTTTGACTTCTGCCACAAGTATTCTTAACTCTGCCACAAAAGAGCAAATAGATAACGGATATATTAGTGCTCAAACCGCAATGGAATTAGTAGATGCCAACTCTATGCTTGCACAATATCTCACCCAAACAGCAAATGGATATTTGTTTGATGCAGAAGCTGCTAGGCAAGCAGTATATGCAGAAATGCAACATATGATGGTGATAGCAAAAATTCCCGCCGCTGCCCTTGCTGCTGCCAATGGAAATTATCTTTTTGCTCAATCTGCTATTGCTACAGCGCAAGCCACAGAAAAGCAAAAAGCAAAAATGCTCGACCTGCTAAAATTATATGCTGCTATGGGTACATCTATTTCGTTGCCATCTGTTAGTGGTGGTGGAGGCGGTGGGAGTAGCGAATCTCCACAAAAGAAAGCAATAGATGCGGCTATCAAGGCGCTTGAGAAACAGAAGAAGGCATTACAGGATAGACTTGATGAATTCAAAAAGTATATCGAAGCGCAAAAAGAATCTTTAAGACTACAAAAAGAAGAAGCAGATTTCAATGATGAAATTGCCAAAAAGACTAAATCTTTAGCTAAATTGAAAACCCAAATTGCTTTGCTTGCTCTTGATGATAGCGAAGAAGCCAGGCAACAGAGACTTGACCTGGAAGATGAAGCAGCCGAACTCGAAGAAGAAATCACTGAAGATAAAGAAGATAGAAAATATGATCTTCAAATCGAAGCGTTAGATAGGCTACAAAAAGAATTTGAAGATAATATTAACGCACAAATTGACTTGATAAGTCAGCAAATAGACAATTATCGTGAGCAACAACAGGCAATTAATGATAATGCGGGTGCAGTTGGCGGTCTGACAAATGCGATAGGATTGTTGGGATCTCAATCTTCAATAGTTTATAGCATTATGAGCCTAGAACAAATCGCAATGTTGAGATTGTCTGAAAGTCAAAAAAAGATGATCGAAGAGAACATAAAAAAATGGGAAGAAGAAGGTAAGAAGATTGAAGAAATTATGCAACTCGCCATTCAATATGCTAATTATCTTAAAACAGAGGGTTTTGAATATTATGAAGAAGATTATGGTAACCCTTATGGTCATGGAGGATCTTATATAAAATCTAATGCATATCATAACGGAGGAATTGTTGAATCGCATCATAATGGAAGATTTGCTGGCGGATTGCAAAGCAATGAAGTCTTCGCAAAACTAATAAAAGGTGAATTTGTTTTAACAGAAGGTCAAATGAGAAATTTTCTTACTGGTGTTCTTCCAAAAACAATTGCGTATGCGGAGAATATGGGTTCTTCTTATGGTGATATAGATATAAGTATGCCAATCGTCATTCAAGGCAATGCTGACGAAAAAGTTCTTAATAATTTGAAGAAAGAAATATTTAGCAATATGAATGATATATTAAGGACAAGAGGAATAAAAAGAACTGCAACTAATTATAGTTTTTAATAAAAGGCGCAATGAAATGCGCCTTTTATTATAATGAAAGGAGGGAACACTTTTAATGAGTCAATTTTATGCATTAGATTTTATATATGATGGAATCCCTTCACAAACGTTTGATTTAAAAATACTTAGTTTTGAAGATGGAAGTTTATTTTCTGGAATGGGGAGTGCTGATGTTAAAATTTATACTCAAAAAGTTTTACGAAAAGCAAAAGTTTATTATTTGGGCAGAAGTCAGCAACCACAGTTAGAATTTGAGTTGATCTTTGGATCTTCTTCTGTGATTAGTGGTATGGACAGGGATATTATATCTTCTTGGCTATTCGGGCGTTCTGGCTTCAAAAAATTGGAAATACTTCAAGACGATTTGAATAGCGCATGGTTTAACTGCTTCTTAACATCCCCTGCGCCTTTATATGTCGGTAATATGAACTATGCCTTTAAATGTAAGGTGATTTGTGATAGCCCATTTGCATATTCGCCTTTAAAGACGTTGACTAGAACTTATAGTGGAAACAACATCATAACGGATAATATAAATCTTTATAACTATTCTACGGAAGATGATTATCTTTATCCAAATATTACTTTTGAATTGAATACGGTTGGAAGTTCCTTTAGTATTATAAATTTGGATGATAATAATAGAGAGTTTTTATTTACTGGTCTTCAACCAGAAGAAAAAATTATTGTAGACAACAATCTTCAAACAATTGTTTCCAGTTCGTTGCTTTATAGGCTTTCTAATTTTAATAAAAATTGGTTGAGACTTGTTCCCAAAATGAACAGATTGCACGTAGAATCTGGAATTGGAAATTTCACTATTACATACAATGAAAGAATGAAAATAGGCGGATAATATGACATACGAAACGAGTTTTGACATCTTCGGCTTACCAGAAATGCCAACGTTCATTCTCTGTAATCCAAACAAGGAAGAATTATATTCTTTGGGGTCTATTGTAGAAAGAAAATATTCGCCAAGATTTAATGCCTTTTCTGAATTGGAATTTAGAGCTGATGAATATGTTGATGGTATTTTGATGCCATATTACGATTATTTGGTTCACAGAAGGCTTGTTTATTCAGAAGGACTTGGGTACTTCATGATAACTTCCGTCAATGAAAAGGGCGATGGCATCACTAAATATAAGGAAATTAGTTGTAAATCAATAGAAGTCGAATTGATGGGAGTCAAACTGAGTCTATTCAAAGGAACTTATGAATTTTATGATGTTATAAATCCAGAAGGAACTTTGATGCAGGAAATTATTGACTATCTACCTGGATGGACTCTTGGACATATAGACACTGATATTGCAATTAAATATAGGACTTTTGATGTGTCTGATTCTACAATTTATAATTTCCTTGTAACGGAAGTGTCAGAAGCTTATCAATGTGTATTTATATTTGACAATGTGTATAAAACCATATCTGCATACGATGTTCCTAACGCAACGACCAATACTGATATTTATATATCATATGATAATGTTATAGAAAACATTGAAGTAGAAGAGGTTACAGACAACCTCGTGACTGCGTTGACTGTTTTAGGTGGTGATGGATTGGGAATAAATAGAGTCAATCCGTTGGGAACCAATAATATTTATAATTTCACATATTTTAAAACGACTGATTGGATGAATCAATCCTTAATTGATGCAATCACCGCCTGGGAAGTTTTGGTGGCAAGCAAACAAACGGATTATGCAGACCTATTGACACAATTGCTTGATGGAAATCAAGAATTGTTAGAAAATCAAAATGAATTAGACAATTTAAAAGCAGACCTCGCTGTTGCAGAAATAGAACTAGCCGCCTTAATACAGCAAGGAGCTTCTACATCTGCACAAAAGGCAATTATTGATATTCTTGAGGATAAAATTACTATTACAGAAGATAATTTAGAAGCGCAGCAAGCAGTGGTTGATGATATCACCGCACAATTAGATACAATAGTGGATGAATTATCTTTTGAAAACAATTTCACTTCTTCTCAAATTATTGAATTGCAGCCTTTTATCATTCAATCTAGTTATATAAATGAAAATTTTTCCTTGCATGACAATTACACATCAGTTCAAATGCAGGAAGAATCTCAAATGCTTTATGACCAAGCCATGGATGTATTGGCGCGAGTGTCAGAGCCAAGATATTCTTTTGATGTTGATAGTGTCAATTTTATGATGATAGAAGATTTCCAATCATTTATTGACCAGATAACATTGGGTGCAATAATCAATCTTGAGATAAAAGAAGGGGTAATCACCTACCCCGTCCTATTAGGATATGATTTGAACTTTGATGACCCAACAGATTTCAAACTATTATTTGGAAACCGTTTAAGGCTTGACAATGAAGCCTTTCAATATAGCGATTTAATGGAAGAAGCCATAAAAGCGAGCACAACAAGCAAGGTGAACTCTAGGCAGTGGAGTTCATGGACTGACAATTATAAAAATAGTGTTAGTACATTTATATCTTCTTCGCTTGATGCTTCTTTAAATAATGTAATTAGTGGAAGTAGTCAAGAGATATTAATCAATCAATCCGGTATTCGTTGTAGGACTATGGGAATTGATGGGACTTACTCGCCAGAACAAATGTGGATTGTAAATAACATGTTGGCTTTTACCAACGACAATTGGAATACTGCTAAGATGGCTATTGGAGAATTTACATTAGATAGTGGGGATTCGGCATGGGGAATAATTGCAGATTACTTAGTCGGCAAGGTAATTGCCGGAAACGAACTAACGATTGTAAATGATAATAATACATTTACTGTAGATGGTTCTGGCGCTACTTTAACAAATGCCACCTTCACCATTGATTCCACTTCTGGAAATGGAAAAATTCTTTTAGACCCAACCAATGGAATTTGTATACAAAAAAATGTTGGTGGTTCTTGGGAAAATCAATTGTGCATGGATACCAATGGAAATTTGATTATGTCAGGAACTGTAACTGCTGCTGCTGGAAATATTGGCGGATGGGCAATTCAATCTGATGGTCTATATGCACCGAATGGCGATTTCATTAAATCAAATGGCAATATAAAACTTGGCGCAATGACCATATCTTCTACTGGAAACTCATATTTTAGCGGAAATATTTATGCCAATAATTTGCTAGGGCTGGTACAAGATTATCAAATTTCTAGTTTGAATGCCAGCAAGATTACTGCTGGTACGATGAGCGCCGATAGGATTAGGGGTGGAACAATTACTGGAACTACGATCAGTGGTGTAAATATATATAATAGTGCATTTTACGGAGGGTCTATTGAATGTGATATAGTGGCAGCAGCTAGAATGTGGGTATTTGGAGCAAGCCTAGACGTAGATTATAATGCCAATATAGATGGTACTACTACGACAGGAACTCTAAATGTGCTTGGTAGCATAAAATCAAATGGAACTTCTGGCATAACTGCAACTCGTACAGTACGTAATTCTACAAATACAGGCACTTCAACATTGCGTTTCAAGAATGGAATTTATATAGGTGGAACATAATGGATAAGGTGGAAAAGATAAACAATATATTCATACTATTAAACCAATTGCGTATTTCTGGGCAAGAAAATATTTTTTGCTTGGGCAATGCAATGGGACTTCTTCAAGAATTATTGGATTATATACGTATCGAAGAAGCAGATAAGCACAACATAAAATCGTAATTTTATAATGGAGAAATAATGAAGCAAAGAATGATTCAGATTTTTCAATATTTGAATTCCATTAATATTAATGGTCAGCAAAATATTGTTTATATGGCAAACGCCATGGGCATTATCCAACAAATAATTCAAGAAATTGAACAAAAAGAAGGAGATGCCAATGGTATTGTCATAGATAATACTAAAAAAAAGGAGGAAAACAAATGAGTTCCTTCAATGTTGTCGTTGCCAATGATCTAGAAGAAATACAAATGATTGCTGGCGATGATAAAACATTTACTTATAATGTTTATGACGATAGCGGAAGTTTGCTTGATTTGAATGCCGCTACGTGCAGCGTATCTATTTTTAGATATGGCGACCCAACCAATCTGCTTTTGAGTTTGACTGGCGTGATATCAGCCAGTCCATTAGGACAATTTACTGCCGAATTTCCAAGTTCAAGCAGCATCAATCTTTCTGGCGTGTATCAGCAGCAACCAAAAATTATAGATTATTTGGGCAGAACGCATATCCCAAGCCAAGGAAAAATTATTATATTCCCAAGCCCTTCTAGTTAAAAGGAGATTATAATGTCGAATACTTATTATTCAGAAAATAAAGTTTTAGACCAGTTATTTGGCGCGACCAGTATTGTCGCCTCAATTCCTGCATCTTGGTACGTTGGATTGTCAACTACTGCACCAAATGAAGGTGGAACTGGTGCAACAGAACCTGCTGCTGGCGCTTATGCACGTGTTGCAGTAACTAATAATAAAACAAATTTCGGAACCGCTTCCAATGGTGTTCTTACAAATTCTACTGCTATTACCTTTCCAGAATCAACTGCGTCTTGGGGCACTATTACGCATATAGTTTTCTATGATGCCTTGACGGGTGGCAACATTTGGTATTGGGAAGCGTTACCAACTTCGAGGGCTGTTGCAACTCATACGACTGTATATTTTGCAGCTGGAGCACTGACGATATCTAATACGAATGCATAAGGTGTTGTATGAGTAAAGAATATAGTTTTACATCGTATATAAAAAGCACCAAAACATTCAATTTAATTTTGGAGAATTTTAGCCTTGCGCTTTCTTGGTATATGCGCGTAAAAGTTTCTGCCATTAGGCTTACCATTAGCGCGACTTCTTTTCTTTTAAATATTCCAGTTGTGCTTAAAGTAAAAAAAATAAAATTTACCATTAGTATCATAAAACTTCTTCAAAACCTACCCTTGATGTTGAAAGTAAAAAAAATAAATTTCACTGCAATATCAAGAGCAATGGAAAAGTGGATGCATATAGTTGCCGTAAAAAAAATAAAAATATCAGCAATTATAAGGTTGTTAGGAAAATTGCCCTCTGTAACAATAAAAGTGAAAAAAATAAAAATTGTCGCCAGCCCGCAGGTTGGCATTTTTAAAACATTATATTATTATGATGACTATTATCTAAGTGATATGGATGATTCATATTTGTCCGATCTAGAATATAGTGCGTCTTAGAAAGGAGAATAAATATGACTACTCCAAATCTTGGATTAAGTTCTACTACTCAAGCAGCAGGTAGCGCGGTAAAATTTTTGACTTGGCGTTTGTTGCAAGACGATGCAGCATCTTCCAATATGTCAAAAATAGATGCTTGGGCTGGCGAAGTTAGTGGATCTATTTCTAGTTTACAAGGCGGAATCATATACACTGTTGATGCCTCTGGGGATGGGACGGATTATGTTGCAACAGTTTCTAATTTTGGTTCATATACAGATGGTAAAATAATTAACTTGATTTTAGACGTAACTAGTACTGGGACTACCACACTAAATATTAACTCTCTTGGTACCAAATCTTTATATAAAATTGCAAGTAATGGAACAGCAGGGAATTTAACTTCTGGTGATTTAGTTGCAGGACGACCTAATTTCTTTATGTACGATACGGCAGGTGGATATTGGTTATGGGTGAACGGAACTAGTGCAGATCAGATTAATATCGCCACCACTACAAATACTGAAATATTATTAGGTTCTGCGAGTGGTATTGTTGGAAGTGGAATTTCTGCGTCTAGTTTATCTACAACAGCAGCCTCTTCTATTGCACCTTCAACCGCTAGTTATGTGGTTCTTGGCGCAGATTCTGTTTTAACTAATGAAAGAGTTTTGACTGCTGGAAGTAATATTAATATTAGCGTTTCTGCTTCAATTGTAAGTATTGAGATGAGGGCTATACCAGGGATGTATGAAAGAACTAATAGAATTACGGGGAGTTTAACTAACATAACTACACCAAATAGGATGATGGTGGATGTTAATGGTGCATTATTACAAACAGTAGCAAATTCTACCTTATCTGTAAATACTATTGGAAATTGGGATAGTGCATCTTATACTTCTGGGTCATCTAGAGCAGGAAAAGATTTCTACATTTATGCTTGTAATTCTGATTCTCCTACTCCTACAATATTATTTTCAAATAATTCAAGCGCACCATCTGGTTATACATCAGCCAATAGTAGGAAAGTTGGCGGCTTCCATTGTCTATGCGCTGCAGTTGGAACAATCAGCGGACACGCATTGACCGGATACGCAGCAGGTGACATTCTCCCTGCGTCTGTTTGGGATTTGAAATGGAAACCTAGAAGTGCGCCCGAAGGCATGGTTTATTCTGCTGCTGCAAATATTTGGGTAGACATTTATTTGATGTCAGGGACTGGTGTAAATACACGAAGTGTGAACGGTGGAACTATATCAGACAACCGTAATTGGATGGATTTTGTTGACGATGCGGGAGCAGTTGGAAAGCGGTTATTGCGAGATAGAGAATTTCAACTTATTGCTGCTGGATGCAATGAGGGTACTAATATTACAGGTTCGGCAGATCCAACTACAACCGGAGGTCATACAGACACAGCGGGTAGGCGCATGATTAGTAATATCGGCTGCGAGGATGTCGCGGGGGTAATGTGGCAGTGGTTGGATGAGCAAAGTTATCAATACGCAGACACATCTACATTTGGCTGGGTAGACCAAACAGGCGGTAAAGGGCAATTGGAGTTACAAGGTGCAACTGCTGATGTCAAGTTGCTTGCGGGCGGTCATTGGGATCGTGGGACGATTTGCGGGTCTCGCTCTCGTCTTGCGCATTACTATCGCTGGACTACGTCTACGTTTTTCGGCGGGCGTGCGGGCGTTGAGCCTGAGTAACAGCACGCGAGGTTTTTATTTTTGAATTTACACGGCAACGTGTTTGTTCGGGCTTTTGTGTTATTGCTTGCAGGCAGTAATTGGGATAATGGGACGTATTGCAGGTCTCGCTCTCGTAATGCGAATAACTATCGCTGGAATACGAATACGAATATCGGCAGGCGTGCAGGCGTTGATACAGGAGAGAACAAGGGCGTTGGCAACTCCTGGCTGAACACAAAAGCCTTGTCGCAAGGCAAAATACAAAGAAGGAGGATGGGTCTGGTTAGTAAGGAAACTGAAAATCAGGCTCATCAAACCAAAATGAAAAGATACGGAAATTTGTACGGAAAAATTACAGAACTTGAAAACATCAGATTGGCTTATGAAAAAGCAAAAAAAGGAAAAAGCTGGCAGAGCACAGTGCAGAAATTTGAAGCAAATTTAGAAGAAAACTTATTAGGAATTCAAAAGATGTTAATTGATAAAACTTACCAAACATCAGGATATGTTACTAAAAAAATATATGAGCCAAAAGAAAGGCTTATATATAAATTGCCGTTTGCACCAGACAGGATCGTACAACATGCAATTATGAATATTCTTGAACCAATATGGGAAAAGCTTTTTATTAGTGATTCATACGCTTGCAGGAAAAACAAAGGAATTCACGCAGGAAGCAAGAAAACAATTGAGTATGTGCGGAGAAATAAATATTGCCTAAAAGGTGATATGGCAAAGTTTTACCCAAGCATGAACCATGATGTTTTATACAAGATAATTTGCAGAAAAATCAAAGACCAAGATGTTTTAGACCTGTTGAAAAACATTATTTACAGCATTGGTGGCGAAACAAACGTTCCAATTGGCAATTATACAAGCCAGTGGTTTGGAAATTTATACCTGAATGAACTTGATCAACGAGTAAAGAATGTATACAAAATCAAGGACTATATCAGGTATTGTGACGACTTTCTTTTGTTCAGTAACGACAAAGATTTGTTGCATAACATTCTTATAGACATGGAAATTTTTATTAATACTGAATTGAAACTGAAATTAAGCAAAAAGGATATTTTTCAAGTTTCTAGAGGTGTTGATTTTCTTGGATATAGGCATTTTCGCAAATTTATCTTGTTGAGAAAATCAACAACAAAACGAGTAAAGAAAAGAATTAAGCAATTGCCTTATCTTTATAACAATGGGATTGTGACTAGGGATCAATTTAGATCGTCATTAGCATCCACTTTGGGTTGGATGAAGTGGGCTAATTGTTATAACTTAAGACAGAAACTAGGAATTGATAAATTAATACACGAGACATTATGAAAAAATTTAGCGACTTCGCAAAAGATGAAAACATTACAGATGGCGAAAAAATAAAACTTGTAAATATTCTAAATAAGGAAATATTAATTGTTGGGTATAAGATCAAAACAAGCCAGTTTCAAAAGACGAATTCCAACAAATATTTATTATTGCAATTTGTTTCGGAAAATAAAAAATATGTTGCATTTACGGGTTCAAGTGTATTGGCTGATCAGATAGAAAAATATAAAGACGAAATACCTTTTACTACAACAATAGTAAAAATTGACAAGTATTTTACATTTTCTTGAAAGGAAGGGATATTTTGGAAAATGCATCATGAAAGAAGTATTTCATGGGGTTATATACCGCCATATATGGGCGTACCATAAGATATATGCCTATATATGGCGTATGCTTGAGCAAAATAGATTCTTGGTCTGGCGAGGTTAGTGGCTCTATATCTGGCTTGCAAGGTGGTATTATACATACTGTTGATGCCTCTGGGGATGGGACGGATTATGTTGCAACAGTTTCTGGGATATCCGCTTATGCCACTGGAATGATGATAAATCTATCGTTAGATTTAACATCGCAAGGCACTACCACCCTGAATATCAACTCTTTAGGCACTAAGTCGCTTTATAAAATGCAGACAAACGGTACGGCGTCAAATCTTTCGGTGGGGGATTTATCAGCAGGAAGGTATCACTTTTTTATATATACTTCTGGCGAATACTGGTTATGGATTGGGTCAACCAGTGCAGATCAATTAAATATAAGTGGTAGTGCAAATGAGGTTGTTATAGTTTCTTCTGGAAGTGGAATTACAAATAGCGGTATTGACTTGCTGAATCTTGCATATAAAACAAGCAATTATGTTTGTTTTTCGGAAGATGCTAATCTTACTAACGAAAAAGTTTTAACTTCGGGAAGTGGAACATCGGTAAGGTCTAATGGTTCTACGGTTAACATTGATTTAGTTAGTGGCGACCCATTGAAATCTAGTGGTAGCGAGTTATCCCACATGCCTGTTTCAGAAAGAACACCTGTCGAAAACGCATCGTACACTCTGCCATATAATTTAAAAGTAGACGCATATGGTCATGTTTATAGTGGTTCAAGTGCTGGGTTTGCCAGTGCCTCTACGATAAACCTTGGAATATCAACGATAGATCTTATTTCTGCGAGTGCATTATCTCAAAGTAATTATGGAGTAAAAACTGCTTGTATTCAACTGAATACGACTACTGCTTTGACAGGAACTGAAACTGGGTTTATTCGTATCCCCAAATATATGAATGGATGGAAACTCGTTGATGCCGCCGCCACTTGCGGTGCGCCAAACGGCAGTGGTTCGTCTACTTCTGGGTCTCCTAGTTTTACACTAAAGAGGAGTAGTGCATCCTCTATGACTCAGGTTAGCTTGATTACTAATGTAATAACCATTGATGCGAGAGAGTTTGATTCTAGTAGATCTGCGTCTCCTGTTGTTATCAGTACTAATAACACAGTATATACAGGAGATAAAGTGTGGGCGGCTGTTTCTGCTTCTGGAACGGGGGTTTTATATGCTCAAGTGTCGCCGACTTTTAGAAAGTCATGATGCGCATGAAATGGAGCTTTTATGATGTTTAATATAAATAGGATAATATTATGGCAGTAGACGATAGTTATACGAAAGCACGTTGACATATGGATGGCGCAAATGCTTCAACTACTTTCACAGACGAAAGTGGCAAAACGTGGACATCCGTTGGTGATGCACAATTAGTCACAGGTACATATAAATTTGGAACAGCTTGTTTGTTTCTTGATGGAACTGGCGATAAAATTACCACACCAGATAGCGATGATTTTACCGTAGGTTCAGGAAACTTTACTGTTGATTTTTGGATGAGAAGATATGCGACTGGGATAAGTCAAAGAATATACGGGCAGGCTGATTCTGCTGGGAATACGTCAAGCATTTCTTTTTATGGGGCTTTAACAGCAACACAACAGGTTGGATTTTATATTCTTACTGGTTCCACATATGTTGGGTATAATACAACCGCGACAATAAGCGATGATGGTTGGCACCATATAGCGCAAGTAAGAAATGGCAATACAATGTTGCAATTTATAGATGGTGTTGGCAGCGGGAGTTATGATTGCACAGGGGTCACGGCAAATAATTCATCAAATTTATTTGCAATAGGAGAACGCGGTGAACAAACCACTAATCACTTTAATGGCTGTATTGACGAATTTAGATTTTCAAAAGGAATTGCTAGATGGACTAGTGATTTTACTCCTCCAACAGCGCCTTATCCATTAATGTCCAATATTTCACCTCCAATGTGGTTCATGTAATACCACATGAAATCAACATTTCATTGTTCCTTCTTCACTGTTTTGCATGAAAGAAGTTTTCATGGGGTAATAGGGTAGTATATATGGGTATATCAGATAGCGATATACCCATATCTTCGGTATAAAAAATGATTTAAATCTTATTAAGTTTGTAATGTGCTATAAAAAGATAATTTTTAGATTATCTTTAGATTTCAATATAAATATAACATAAAAACATAAAAAAGTCAAGAAGATAATGGAGAATAATGGGAATAAAACTAAATGATTTTTCGATAAAGATATTCGATGTTTCTGAATTCAACGGCATCATCAATTGGCAAAAAGTAAAAGCATCTGGTATTACAGCCATAGGAATCAGAATTGGTTTTGGGGCGAATATTGATGCAAAATTTATTGCTAATGTCGAGGGGGCTAAGTCTGTAGGAATAGCTGTATTTTTTTATTGGTATGGGGATTACTACTCTAACTGGTTTAATAAAAAGCATTCTGCTTATGGAATGGCGGATGCCGCTTGGGGTAAGCAACAAGCAGACAATTGTGTAAAATTTGCTGAAAAATATGGAATAAGTATTATATTTTTAGACATAGAAAATGTCACCGTAAAAGGTTTTCCTAAATTGACAGAAACAACAGCAAAGAAACACGCTATGCCAATATATAAGGCTTTTCTCAAACGATTAGATGAACTAAAAATAAATAATGGAATTTATTGTTCTTTAGGATGGATTCCTTGGTTTACAGATAATTACTTTAAAGAAAAACCTTTATGGGTAGCGTATTATCCTTATAGATGGGCGGTAGTAACAGTTGAAAGAGTTCTTGCTCTTTGCAAATACTACGGATGGATCGGCGAAACTTTGATGTGGCAGTACGCCTCAGATGGCGATGTCGATGATAACGGCACAGAAGACGGTATATCACAAGGTATGCAATATAAGTTTTTAGACTTAAATGGTTGGGTAGCCAGCGAAGAATTATATAAAAAATACTTTGGCAATATCGTTGTTCCAAATCCTGAAGATACTTCTTATGAAGACGACGAAACACAGGGCGAAGTTGAGAAACCGATTATATATACGGATTACATAGTAACCGCATGGCCAAGACTAATGGTTCGCTCTTATCCTGATAAAACTGCGCCTATTTTAGATAGAATTTCTTATAATAAAATGCTTCCCATATGCGGGGTTGTAACCGGAGACGGAAGCCAGTCTAAGGGGTGGGGAAAAACTATTAATGGGTACGCTAGTATGAATTGGTTAAAGAAAGGATAAATAAATTGGCATATTCAAAAGGAATAATGTTGTATTCTGATCACGTAAAAACAGGGGGTGGATTTCTCGAAATACCTTCTGGTGTCGAGTTTGTTGTTGCCGTAGCATCTGATGGTTTAGTCTCCGAAAAAGGATTCACTGCCCATGTGCAGGAGGCGTATAATAGAGATATTCCTCTTATTGCAAAATTAGATGTGAACATCGATATATATGGAAAAGATTTTTCAATGGCAAATCCTTTATGGCCGTCATTTGCGAATGATCCTCATATGAAAATATTGAAACCATTTTTTGACGTATGTAGAATTCATGCGGTCATGCTCGATATTAGAAATTCTGTTGGATCAGAAGTGTGGATACCATTTGTGACAAAACATTTGAGAGAGTTGATATTGAATAATTTCTCTGTTCCTGTGTATATACTGGGCAATAATGAATTGACAACAAAATATCCTGCGGGAGCCATGGACGCATTTTTATCAATAGAAAAAATGTTTTGTACTTATTTTCCAACAGCATCGGTCAATAACGGCGATACCATTTTAGAGCCGAATGGCAGCCCTAAACCTAATTGGAATGGAGTAAAATTCTGGTGGTTCGGTTCTCAAAAGTTTGATTTTTTGAGTGGTACAAAATCATCTTATGCGCCCGTTCTACAATATCGAAGTTCGAAAGATATTCTTTATAAAGAACTTGGATTTGTGGCTAGAAATGTTGTAGTGGTTGATGGTGGCAACACCGAAGTTCCTCCGCCCTTAGATGGAGGTGATGAAGAAGGTGAGAATTATTCTTCAGCCGATATTGCTCGCATAGAAGAGAAATTAGATGATTTGATTGAGTATGTGAAATATCATATTAGGTAATATTAATAAAGGTGGCTAAATTGCCACCTTTATTTTTTATTGTTTTGATTATTCTTCTAGAATTTTGCGTTCTTTTTCTAAGTCTCGATTATTAGCATAATATTCTGTAAACTTTTCTGGATAGCGAGCCTGAAGTTTCGCAATATTAGTATCCATCCCTTTTTCTGGATCTATTTCTAGCATTCTACATAAATTTAAAAGATACCAAAAACAGTCAAATATTTCTTCACTGACATTTATTTTGTCTAAAGGTTTACCGTATGCAAACCACTTCTTATAGGCATCAAGAAGTTCATTTGCTTCTGTCGATGCTCCTATTGCCATGTGAAGTTGATTGTTTAAATCTCCTCCTAAGTCTGGGCAAGTTCTAGCCGCTTTTTCTATATACTTATAAATATTCATATTTCTATTAAACTCCATATTGTTCAAAAAGATTTTTTTGTGGTGCGAATTCGCCAAAATATTTTTTTCAGCGCACATCTTTGATATAAACTTGCTTTTTATGCCATATATCTTGGATATATCTTCAAATGTTTTTCCTAATTCTATTTCTTGGGATAATTGAAGTTGCGAAATTGTTTTCTTTGCATCTTCATAAAATGTTTTCTGTTTTCTCTTCATTTTATCCACATTTACTAGAACCGCAATTATCACAAATAACGCATCCTGCTTCCATGCGCATTTTTTCTCCACAATTATTGCAAGTCATTTTGGCATCTTTTTCTTGAGGTTTTTTACCTTTTACTTTTGTCTCCTTGATAACAATATTTCCTTGTTCATATTTTTCCTGAAGATATTTTGCGATTGAATCAGGACAAGATGCTCCAACTTCTTTCCCTTGTGCCTTCAGAATAGTACAAGCAGGGCATTTTATTCCTTGAAGTTGGTCAGTAATTTCTTCGACTTTAATGCCACTTCTTAGAGCTAAAGAAATAAGCCTGCTGACTGCATTAATGTTTGATTGGCAGATCCCTCCTTTCCCGATGTTGACAAATCCTTCTACTAGATTTCCATGCTCGTCTCTGCAAAAATTGATATAAAGATTTCCGCAAGCTACCTTTCGTTTAATATTTGATCCATATGTTTCACCTAGTTCATCTTTAGAATGAGGGGTAATATAGTCATATTCTTTTTCAGGTTCTTGTGCTTTACCTGCATAAGTAGCGTCGGTTGTAAGAACTTGATTTTCTCTGCACCCATCGCGGTATACGGTTAGTCCTTTGAGTTTCTTTTTCCACGCATAAACAATAATATCATAAATATCTTTTATGGTTGCTTTATTTGCAAAATTGATGGTTTTTGATAGACTCAAATCTACGTATTGCTGGACAATAGAAACCATATCAGTATGTTCTTCTGGTGTTAAGTCTGAAGCGATCACAAAAACATCTTGGACTTCTTTTGGGATTTCTTTTATGCCTTGGCAAGAACCCCTATTTTTAGATATTTTTTCAATTAGTTCATCTGAATAAATTCCCAATTCTTCTAATTTCTTTTTGAATATGGGATTAATCACATAATATAAAACACCGTCATAGGTTCGTCTGGTGTAGCATAATCCAAAGTTAGGCTCAATCCCTCCAGAAACCCCTGCAATAAAGGCTATGCTTCCATTTGGTGCGATGGACATTAATGAACTATTTCTAATCTTAATATTTTTCTTTTGCCATTCGCTTCCTTGCCATTTTGGATAAACGCCTCTTTCTTTTGCCAAATCAACAGATGCTTCCGTAAGGGATTCTTTCATTGTTTTTGCAATTTTTTCAGCAAAAGATAATCCTTCTGGGGAATTATATTTAATTCCAAGCATATACATTGCATCGGCCATCCCCATAAAACCTTCACCGATTGGGCGAATATCTTTTGTTATTTTATTAATATTCTCTAATGGTAATTTATTGATGGTTATCATATTATCAAACCATCTAACGCTTTGACAAACTTTATTTTTTAATTTATCAAAATCAAATTTACTATTAGATACAAATTTAGTTAAATTAAAACTTCCTAAATTACAAGATGCGCCTGGAATATTGGTAAACTCAGAACAAGGATTCGTATAAATTAATTTTGAAATATGTTTGTTAGGATTATCTTTGTTCATTGTGCTTTGATAATTAATCCCAGGATCGCCCGATTTATATGATTGCTCTGCGATCAGCTTTAGTAAATCTCTTGCCCTGATTGTTTGATAGATCTTGATAGGATATTGTTTTTCTTTCCAGCTTTCAATATCACCATTCCATTCTCTGTCATAAGCATCTTTGCATTTTTCGTAATCAGGAAAAACCAAGTCCCAATCTTTATCATTTTCTACTGCTTGCATGAATTCATCCGTAAGTGATACAGAAATATTCATTCTTGTTAATTTTGTTAAATCTTCTTTACATTTACAAAATTCAATAATTTGCGGATGCCAACACTGCAAATTGATTTTTAATGCGCCTTTACGACTAGGATTATGCCTAGTCATAGTGTCGGCAGTTGCATCATATTTTTCCATAAATGCAATAACGCCTCCAGCATATCCTTTGCTACTTCCGACATTTGTTTTAGAGGGTCGAAGCACGCTTAGGTCTGTTCCTGCGCCACCATTCTTTTGAAATATTTTTGCAAATTCCGCATCTAATGCGCAAATATCCTCAATGGTGTCTCGTGTCTGGCAAATAAAGCATGAACTTAGTTGCCCTGGTTCTTCCGCATCAGCATTTAATAACACTGGTGTACTAAATATAAACTCTAAGGAAGAAATAGAATCATAAACTTGCTTTTCTATTTCTTCCCTTTTTTCTTGTTTTTCTTCAGGAGAAGCGATTGCTTTTGCCACTCTGCTGGCAATATCTTCCCACGTAGATTCTCCTTCTTTGAAATAATTTTTTTCTTTTAGGAGTTTTAACGCATCTTCTGATATGATTGTCAAGCTGTACCTCCTTTTAATATTTGTAATATTTTTTCTACTGCTAAATCAAGTTCTCCATCTGGATTATGGATAACATAATCTACCTCATACTCTATCCCACTAAACATCCCTTGATCTGAAATAATGCGTCTGAATGATTCCATGATATTATCTCCTCGCTTCATCATGCGAATCACCCTAGTTCTTTCATCTACTTCTATGCAAAAGGATTTTACATTAAGGTTTTTATTTGCCTTGAGTTGTCTCATGCCACTGGTCTCCACAACACAAAGAGCGTCGTCTTTACAATCTTCTCCTGCTATCCCATAATTCCACCCATTGTAATTTGAGTGCACGACGAAGAAGCCTTCTGATAATTTTTGTTCAAATTCTTCTTTTGTTATAAAATGATAATCAACATGATTAGTTTCATTTTTTCTAATAGGACGAGAAGTGTAACTAATAATTCTTTCGTACCCTTGTTTTTCTAATTCTCTCTCGATACTAGTTTTACCTGCACACGACGCACCAACTAGGACAATGCACATGAATCACTCCTGCCTTCAATAATGTCTAAAACTTCTTGCCAACTATTTGCTCTAGGAGACCAATCAACTTTTTTATTATGCGGTTGAGTAAATAAGATTCCGATTCCGTAGCAATTTTCTATATTTCTAGGATTGTCATCAATTAGAAAATCAGACATAATTAAACTTTTGTCTTTGCACACATACAAATCTTCTGAATTTTCCATAAATCCGTATCGCTTAAGCCATCTGTCTTTCACGTTTTCAGGGTTATTTATCGTGACATAAATGATTCTATGCCCTTGGGATTTTAAATAAGATATTGCATGGATAGCGCCATATATAGGTTTTGATTCTTCAAATACTTCAGGATGGTCAATATAATCAAATATTGCTTGCCCACAACCCGTATCCACAAATTTTGATAAATCCCAATCTGTGATTGCTTCTGGTATTAAATCATCCCCAAAATCGGAATTGTATTTTTGTAGCCACACTTCGATTAAATTTAGCACCACCTGATCTATGTCACAAGCGATAATCATATCACCACCTCATAAAATAAACATTTCATAATCTAGCAAAGCCCTTGTGGTGGATAAACTAAAAATTTTTTATATCGTAGTTTTATTCCATGCAATTTTGAAAACAATATACGAAATA